ATTTTTGATACTATACATGTATGTTATAATGGAACACTAAGATGGGTTGCAATGGGAAATCCTACCCTTTTAAGTCATCCACCACCTTATCATATTGCTCGTTTAATGACAGTACATTGTTTTTGTGTATTAGATAAAGTTAGAACACAGTTTAAGTATAGAGCTTATGTTGATCATATCACAAAAGATGAAGGAAACGAAAAGCCCACACTTATACCAAAGTTGTTTATGGGAAAATCTTTAGAGTGTATAAAAGATTATCATACTCTACAAGGATTAATATTGTTAGATGAAGAATCTCTAAAAGCTCTTAATGAATTTACAGGAGATAATGAAACTCAAGGTGACAAGTCAGAGGACATTTTACCTGATGACAATTCCGGGATATCAGACTCACCAGAGCAACCAGAGGAATTGCCTAGAGAAGATGTACCTCTATTAAATTTTTAACAAGGTAAAAAATGGAAAAGTTAAAACTTTTTGTTATGTTATACTTTTCTATGATAATTTTCTTTGTTAATCCGGTACAAGCCATTAACAAAGAAATTATTGAAAATGTAAAGAAATCGGTAGTATTGCTATCGATAAACAAATTAAAGGATCCTACACTCAATTCACCCAATGCATTGTGTTCTGGAATGACTATCAATGAAAAGGGTAACATACTAACCAATTTTCATTGTGTATATGGTCAGAAGACTATTAATTTATATTTTTGGGATGAGAATGATTGGACTGAATATCAAGTAAAAGTTATTGGAGAGGATCCACTAGCCGATTTGGCTCTACTTGAAGTAATTGGACTAGAAAGAAAAGTTCCTTACTTGAAGTTTGCTGAATCAGAAGACATATATACAGGACTAGAAATATTTGCTTTTGGACACCCTATGGGAATGGCATGGAGTCTATCAAAAGGTATTATTTCAAACAATGAACGACATGCGAGACATCCCTATATCAAATCTATTCAAGTAGATGCCGCAATCAATAAAGGAAACTCTGGTGGCCCTTTAATTAATAAAAAGGGTGAAATCGTAGGAGTTGCTACATTGATGGTGTCTAGAACAAACTCAAATGCAGGAGTCGGTCTAGGAGTCAGAGCCGACATTGCAAAAAAATCACTCGCCGAAATGTTTTTGACAGGAAAAGTAGACCGTCCTGCATTAGGTGTTATGGTTATTGCTCTAAATGGAAGAAAGAGTCAAAGCAAAGAAATCTTGAAAAGACATCCCAGTATAAATACAACAATTCCAAATAGTTTTGGTTTAATGATAAGCGATGAAAATAAACCAACAAGTCCAATGCCAAAAGGATTAAAGGCATGGGACACTATTATAGGAATTAATGATGTTCCTATTAATACTGATGTTGAATTTGCAGATCAATTAATAAAATACAAAATTGGTGAAAAAATTAGTGTTAATATTATTAGGGATAAACGTTTTATGAAAGTTGGTAACATTACATTAAAAACATTTACTGTACCGACCGAAAAAATGTATACACAAGATTTAACTAACTAGGAAGGCAATGGATTTATGCCAGTAGATATAGTCTGGGAAGATGGAAATGCAACAATAATAATACAATGTGATGGATGTGATAAAGAGTATGAAATTTTTACAAATGATACGGAAGGTTTGGAAGTGTGTTCTTTTTGTGGTCACTACCTTGAAGTAGATAGTGAATCAGGAGAAACCGATGAAGAAGAAGATAGCTGGGATTGATTATTCATTAACTTCACCAGCAATATGTGTATATAAGGATGAAAATGGTGGACATTTTGACTTTGATAGGTGTGTGTTTCATTATCTATCTAATACTGAAAAACAACGACAATCTGCCGCCGGGTCTGGGTTAGACAATCTAAGAGCTGAACCCTATCCTGAGTGGCAATCTGAAGAAGAACGACATGAAAAACTCGCAACTTGGGCATATAATATTGTCCAAGGTTGCGATGAAGTGTTTCTTGAGGGGTATGCTTTTGCCACTTCAGCTCAAGCCGGTGTACGTTCACTAGCAGAGAATACAGGATTATTAAAACACAAAATGTGGAAAAATAAACTTACATTTAAGACATTTCCTCCCACAGTTATTAAGAAGTTTGCAACAGGCAAAGGTAATTCGAATAAAGAACAAATGTATGAAGCCTTTGTCGATGAACTTCTTACTCCCGATGATCTCAAAGAACGATTAACCCCCAAAGCAAAAAAAGTAACAAATCCGATTAGTGATATCGTTGATTCTTATTTCATCGCGAAAGCAGGTGTAGAAGAATTGTTATGACCGATAAAGAACGAAAAAGAATTGCCAATCGGAAATATTACGAGAAGAACAAGGATCGTCTTGCTGAGAAATGGAAACATGATGATAATCGAAAAGAATATTTGAAAGAATACTACAAGAATAATAAAGATGCTATTCTAAAAAGAGCAAAAGATTGGAATGAACGTAACAAAGAAGCGAGAAAACTAATCGTTGAACGTGAAAAACGTAGTAAATTGAAGCCTTTTTGGGAAGTAAAGCCTACTAAATAGTAAAGATAATAGAAAGGATCGTAATGGCTGATAAGATTATTCCAAATTTACCGAAATCAGAAGCTCCAACTTTTGATGATTTAATGCTCGTTGTAGATACACCTGCTAGTACTCCAACAAACAAAAAAGTTACTCTTGCGAATTTATTTAATAAAATTCCTACAACTATTGGATACGGTACTGAGGCCGTTGGTACAGTAAATATTTCAAGCACAACTCAAGCTCTTGACGACAAAGCGTTATTTCTCTGTACAGATATTGCAACAGGTAGAATATTGATTGATAATACATCTACCAATGTAGGTACAACAGCAGATGTGGGCGATGATCTTCTTATGGAAGATGGAGACTTTATTTTTCTTGAAGGAGATTGTATTGCAACTATGAGTGACGGAAGTCATGTGGGCCAAACTACTACAATAATATTAGTTGCGGGACGGGCCACAGATACTTACTCAAGTATAAGATTTAAAGTTACACCTAGCAATTTTTTGGATCATTCAGCAGGATCAAATACTAAAATAAGTCTTCCAAAGGTGGGCGATAGTGCAACCTTGGTATGGACTGGAAGTAATTGGATTACCACATCATTGATAGGAACTGCCATAACAACTACATAATGAACATAGAAAAACATCAAGAACTTATTGATTTGACAGATTTCCTCGCCGTGTCAAATGAATATCTTATTCGTAAATTCAAAGAAGGCGGTAACTACTTAATCATTGACACCTTGGGTGATTTTTTAATAATAGAACGAGATGCAGTGGAAACCGTTTTTTCAACAATTTGGAGTGATCTCTACGGTCCTGTATCAGAAGAAACCCCACACATCTTAAATTAACCCATAATTGGAGAGAATAAATGGGATGGAAACATGAATACACATGGGAGACATTGTTTCATTTTATTTGTGGAGAATGTAAAAACTGGTGGAGTTACGCTGGAATTATTGAGAAAAAGAACGGAAAACAACCATCAATGACTTGTCCACATTGTGGATATAAAACAGATATTAAAATAAAAGACGGATTTAAACATAATGGCTAAAAAAGCAAGAGGATGGTCAGCTGTTGAATATAGGAAAAAGAATACCACTAGGAAAAGAACTAGTATAGGTAGATCACAATGTTCTAGACCAAAAAACAAACATAAGAAAAAGGGACATAAAAAGTATCGTGGTCAAGGATGAAGAAGGAAAATATCATTATATAAAGCCCGATTCTTTTGAAATAGTAACGACATTAATACGTAAATATAAAGATGAAAACGGAATGGGATGGACTCAATACACAGTAAAAATAAAAAACAAGTCAGGAGAAAAGCGATCATCATCGCATCGTTGATTCTTTTAGTTGGTTGTGCTGTACCTCCCGAAGATTGGAACAAAGTTACATTAGAAGAAGAATGGCCACCTAGATGGGTGAAAGCATCAACCTTTTTACCTAGAGAACAATTACAGGGATTACGAGGTGCAGGATTCTTTGAAATAGAAGATAATATATACTCCCATCATTGTGATAGCCATGGAAATATGATACGATTGAAATATAATGAAGAAAATAATACGTGGAAACAAATAAGATATGAAACACATGGATGCGGCGGACCGGACGCCTAGATCAGATGATGAAGTATTAATTGAAAGACCACGAAAAGGCGCCACAGGACGTGGGCTCAAGAGAGTCAGAGGTCCAAAAAAACCCAGTAAGTATGCCGTAGTTCTACATAATGATGATTACACTCCAATGGATTTTGTAGTATTTGTACTACAAGAAGTATTTCATCATCCATTTGATAGAGCTGAAAGAATAATGTTAAGTGTACACAATGAAGGAATAGGAGTTGCGGGAATATATCACTTTGAAATAGCAGAACAAAAGGCATATGATTCGGCTGATTTAGCAAAAGAACATCAGTATCCTTTAAAAATAACAATCGAGGAGTTAGCATAAATGCCAAACGTAGTTCACAAGCACATGATTATGAGAGCAGAAGTGAACGAACCATTAATTACTCCAGGAGAAACTAAAAAATGGCTACGCGATTTGGTGAAAAAAATAGACATGAAAATCTTGGGAGGTCCATATTCATCTTATGTGACCAAAGAAGGTAATCGTGGAGTAACTGGTATAGTAATGATTGAAACATCTCATATATCAATACACATTTGGGATGAAGAAAGACCAGCACTAGTACAATGTGATATCTATTCTTGTGCAAATTTTTCTCACATTGAAGTCATGAGAGAATTTGAACGAATGAAACCTGAAAAAATAGATTATCTACTACTTGATAGAGAAGCAAATATGAAGTGGAGTGGATCATGGCCATGGTGAAATGACTGACAAAG